TTAAATTAAATTGAGCACCATATAAAGATGAAGGAGCACTTGAATATACTCTATTAAATCTATCTGAAAGTGAATTTGTTTGGTATTCACCATTAGATTGAATCTGGTTAGAATCGATAACTTTTAGTTCGTTTCCTCCTACATTACGGATTACGACGTCTGTTGAAAATAATCTCCTTAACCTTGAAAATACGCTTGTATCTGCCATACTATTGTGTAATTATTATTATAAATATTATTATAGTAACCATCTAATGTCTTCTTGACTGTTACCTGCTTTCATAGCGTATGGATTTTGAGCATTAGCTCCGGTTCCATAAGCTCCACCATAAGCGGTTCTGTTTACTATTGTGTTTTGTAATGCTTGTTTTGTCATATCAATTCCTCTTTGACGGAATTTTAATGCTGTATCTCTAATGTACATTGCTATACCAAAAGCCATAACTAAATCATCATTATATCCTGTTTGTGCTTCTGCTCTACCATTTTTCCAAATGAATACTTTCATTTCTTCTATCAATCTTTTTGATTGAATTGTTACTCCTTGATCAGCAATATATTCTTGAAACTTACCTATTACCATAGGTCGTGTTTTAGATGACATTGTAAATCCAGCTACCATACGTGAATGGTCTTGATATTTATCAAAATACGAATCTACATTTGAGGAGTCACTCCGTTGTGAATAGTAAAGGTTAGAGTATTGTCTATCTATTGCTACTTGTATAGTTGCCCAACCAATGTTAGCATTTTCTATTACAAGCATTGCATTATTATATTCAGTAGCGATACCAACTAATAAGTGACCAAATTCTTTAGTACCAATTTGTCCCTTATATTCAGCAACTTGAACATTATTTTCAACCTCTATAACATGGAATGAAGAATAATCTTTTCCATCTCCACGAGCAACGTCAGCTACAACCATATAATCTCTTGAGTAATCTGCTGATTCCCAAACCCATAAATTTTGATCTGCTCCTCTACGTTCTAAAGGATCTTTTATATGAGATTTTTCATATAATTCTAAGTATTCATTATAGAATACAATATCTCCAGAGGTGCTAAAATCACAATCACATTCTTGAGCTGCTAATCTAGGATCACCTAAAAGTTCATTTTGTCTATCTCTCCAAATTTGATCACGTTCAGGATGAACATACCAAGGTAATTTAATAGGTAAAAAGTCATTTTCACCTGATTCTGCTTTAACCCAAGTTTGGTGAAACCAGTTACCTGTACCATAAGGAGTAGATAATACAATCGCTCCACCCCCAGTTGCTAAGGTTTGCTGTGCTGAAGCCCATGTCTCAGCAATATTTTCAATAAAAGCTGCCTCATCGACTATTAGTAAAGATACGGCTTCTGATCTTGCAGCATCGGCATTAGATGATTTTGCTTGTATTTTTGAACCATTAACTAACCTAAGAGATAATTTATTATTCTCTACAGCATCTACTTTAAGCCAGGAGGGTAAATTTTCCCACATAAACTGAACCTTAGTAACTAAGTTACGGGCAGTTGCTTGTGTAGTTGCTAATGCTAATACGTTTCGATCTTTATGAAAAATCATTAACCATAGAGCATAACCAGCGGCTAAAGTCGATATACCTAACTGTCTTGATTTTAATACAGTAGTATAGTCATTATCGCGAAATAGTGTTAATACTTTTTCTTGGAATGGGTATAAATTAAATTGTATACGTCCACGTTGTGGATGCTGTATATAACAGTACTTACGCATAAAATGTACTGGGTCTTGGGCACATCTTAAATATTCTTGGCGTATTACCTGTTTTAAATCTGACATACTATTTTAGTATAAGAAGGGTAGTAGTAGCAATAGCAACTAATATACCTATACCTCCTGTTAATTTAGTTTTGATTTTCTGTTTTTTCAAATCAGAATGTAAACGGTCAGATAGTTCTTGAGATAAAGCAAGTTGTTGTTTTTGAGTATCTACCATTATCTCAAAATTACTTACTTTAGAATTTAGGGCAGATATAATACTATCCTTTAAAACAATTTTTTGTTCTAAAAGAATAGTTTTTTCTTTAAAAAGTACTAATTCTTGTTTAGCACCATCCCCTTTGATAAGATCCTTAATTACTAGACGGGCGGTTGGCTTTTTTAATTGAATCGAAGTGCTGTCTGTAGCGCTCTGTGAAAAACCTTTCAAGCTCATCGTCAGTAAAAGAATCAACAGCATCAACTTTGGTTTTGATTTCATATCTTAAGTTGTTTATTTTGTTATCTTTAAGATCGATTTCTTGATCTAATTTAATTACTTCTTGATTTAATGTATCTATTTTTAAAGTCAATTCGTCGTTAACAATATCCAACGAATCAACTTTTTTACCTAGAGTTTCTATTTTTGTTTTATATTCACCTACATACGATTTGCTGTCGGAAAATAGCAAATAAGCTAAACCAACAACTAAAATGCATATTGCAGCTAAGTATAAAAACCTTTCTTTAGAAGACATATTACAATGCTTTATTTACAATAGATTCTAATTCTTTTTTTAATGCTGTTTTTTTCTTTAAATCAGCAACAATTTTTTCTTTAGCAGCACCTTCAGCTTCTTTATATTTACGAGCTAATGATTTCATATCTTTAACTAAAAGAGCTAATTCATCTTTTGCTTTAGCTAAACCTTTAGTTTTTTTCAATTCTGCTTTAGATGGTTCTTTATCAGGAGCATCAAATTCGTCTTCATCTTCTGCTTCAGTTACTCTAATAGTATCATCAGGTTTAGCAACAGATTTTACTTTTGCTAAATTTTCAGGTGCAGTTTCAATTGTAGCTTCATTTCTCATTGCCATTAAATCTCTAGCTGCCTGAACGGCACGATCTAAACCATCATACACATCATCACTACCTACAACGGCATGAAATTCTTCTTTAATTTCTTCTATAGCTGCAATAAATTCTGGGATACGTTCTGGCATTACTGACCAAACACCTTCTTTAAGGGAAGACAATATTTCTTCTTTGATAAACGATTTTAATTCTGATTTTTTCATTTATATTTAAAATAAGATTAGATTTTGTTATAAATATATTAAAGTCCTGTAATATTCAATACTTGTTGGATACGTTCCTCAGTAGTACCATAAATTCGGTGAAATTGTTTCATTCTAGGGTGATATAAATGACAGAAACCCTTAATTGTATGATCAATCAAATCTCTATATTCAGCATCTATGGTTCTAACCCCATTATCTTCAATTTCTACTCCTTCAGGAGATACATAAATAACATAATCATACTCGTTAATAAAATTACGAGCATATTCTTCAAATGAAATTTTATCAGCTTGATTTATTGATTTAGCACATTGAGTAAAAGCCATTACATCAATAACTGTTCTATCTGTAATTAAATTTTCACTAAATAATTCAGTTACTCGTTCAGCTAAAAATACTGTTTGACCTTTTAAAGTAGAATCAGTATTTAATGGAATACCTAAATCTCTTAAATATTTACTACGCTCAGTAGCAATTTTATAACCTTTAAATTGTGGTAACTCAGCTAATGCGTTTACCAAAGTTGTTTTACCAACACTTACTGTTCCTATAAATCCTATTTTCATAACCTATTAGTTTCTATAATCAGATAATTTAGACTTCATTGATTGGTTTTTATAATAGGGTAAACCTTCTCTTTGTTGTCTTGCTTCATTCCATTCTTCTTTTGAATGCTTGATACCATATAAATGGTATTCTGCTAATTTATTACTACCTTGTGGAATATAAGCAGGACCATCCCAATTATGCAATTTTCCATCCCAAATATAAGCTATAGTACCATCAGCACTTTTCAGCTTTCTACTTTTAGGAAATGGTGTTGGTTTTTGTTCCATGTTTTAAGTTTTAATTATAGATAAATATACGAAACATATTTGGCTATACCAAGTTTAAATTAATGATTCAGCAACATAAATACCTTGTGCACCACTCACTGTTATACCTCTAGCGGAAAGTGCATCACCAACAAAATGTACGTTAGGATACTTGGTCAGGGCTAGGTTGGCATAATCAACAAGTGGCTCAGGTGATAGATATTTTACTTCAGGTATGTACATACCCCAATCATCTTTTAATGTAGGGAAAATTTCTTTCATTCCATCAATAAAATCATCAATATAACGGAAATAACCCTCAAATGCTTCTCTTACTTCACCTAATACAGTTTCACCAATTTGAGTTGCTTCAACATGACCTCCTTCAGATGTAAATGATGGGGTACGTGAAGGTGAGTAATATAATCCTTTATTATTAATTTGTAACATTTTAACTAGATCTCGACTCCAAGTAAATGGATCTTCAATTCCGTTTACTTCCATTATGATACCAAAATTAGTCATATCGTTTCTATACTTCTCATCTTTCTTAGCATGACCATTATATGAGTAGTTCCCGTATGTTTCTTCTACTGCAACATAAGCTGCATTATTGTTAGTACAGAATGAACGTAATGATACGCCTTTATCATCGAATTTTCTATATAACTTAAAGTCATATGAAATATCAATCAATTTTTGGAAGTGATGTTGTGGTGCTTCAAAACGAACTCCAATTTGTACTGATTTAGGTTCTGTTGGTAAATCATATTCTTCTGCTAAAGATTTACCAAAATCAATACCTGATTTACCTACACCAAATATAAGTTCATCATATGATAATCTTATTTCTTGGTTGTATTTGTCTTTAGCTCTAAGAAAATCTGTATTAAAATCAATACTATAAACTTTAGTTTCCCATTCAAAATGAACCCCATTATCAACTAAGTATGAATACCAATTTTTAGCAATTTCTAATAAATAATCAGTTCCAACGTGCCATACTGGAAATAAACGTAAACCAAAGTGTGGTTTAATAAAGTCAGGTTCAGCTATAGGATTTGAACATTGTACTTCTTCTGGTTTAGGATGGAAACGTTTAAAGTTAGTTATAACTTGATCCATTAGCTCCATTGCTTTATCTTCACCACAGTATTTAGATAATTGACCTCCAATGGCTGTGTGGTAAGTTAATTTTCCATCAGACCAACCACCAGCACCTAACATACCAGTCATTACTTCACTTGGTAATCTTTTATGAGGATCTTTCCCCATATCAATAATGGTTATTAAATGGCCAGGATAACCATTGTCTACTAATTTAGTAGCAGCGTTGATACCTGCTACACCTGCTCCTACTATTACAATTTTCTTATTCATTTAAATCATTTTTAACAGTTAAATATACGAACAAAGAATGTGACCTCCAAATGGAGGCCACAGATCTCAAAATTATTTTTAAAGCGACTGGCTATGAATCAGTCTGTATGTTTTTTTTTAATTAATCAAATGTTACAAAAGCGTCCCATTTAATGTCTCCGTTAGATAATAATTCTAAATTAATATCAGGATTACCTTCTAAAGTATATTTACCACCTGTAGATTTTAAATAATCTACTAATTCTAAAAATACTTCTGCATCTTCGTAATCATCAGAAGCATATTCTTCTTTTTCCCAAATACCTTCTTGTTGTCCTTCTTCTTCTTCAATTGATTGGTTAAATAGATCATTAATATAATCCTCAAGTTCTGAGTTTATTTCTTCTTTTAATAATTTGCCTTCAGCTAGATATTTTCTTAAATCAAAGTTATCCATTTTATTTATATTATTATACCATTAATGATTTTATTGCTGGGAATGCGTTAGCTATTGCTTCATCTGATTTAGCTAATGTTTTTAATGCTGATAAAGATGAGTTAAACCAATCTGCTTTTTCTAAACTTGATACAGCACTTACTCCATAACCCGCAGCCATACTACCAACTACAATTGCATAAATAGCTTTAACAGTCATATCTAATTTAGCTTTATCTTTAATAAAGAATGCTAAAACACGTCTAATTGGTGCTTGGAAGGCAATTTCATTATCATGAGCCCAGTGATGAATTTTTTCAGCAAAATCTTCACCTTTTTTCCAATTTAATTTTTTCATTAATTTAGCAGCCATTTTTGAAATAAATCCTAAAACCGCATTACCTGTTAAAATAGCAGCTATAGTAGAAGTTACTATTGCTTCATTTAATGCTTCAGGATTTTCTGCTTTTTTATCTTTTAATTCTTTACCTATAGTAGCTGCTATTTGATTAGCTGCACTTTGAAATTCAGCATCAAATGCTGCTTCTTCAGCTCCTCCATCTTCATCACCTTCTTGAACTATAGTTTCATTTACTCTACCTGCTAATTTTCTTAGTAAATATTTAACATCACTAATATATTCATCAGATTCTATTCCTTCTCGGTATTCAATAAGGCATTCTAAACCATCAGCTAATAAACCAACATCAAAAGAATCAAATGAAAAAGATTTTACTTCTTCATTTAATAATTTCCCTTCAGCTAAATATTTTCTTAAATCGAAATTATCCATTATGCGTTTCTAATTTTACCTGTTATATAATCTACTAAATCATCTTTAGCATATCCTATCATTCCGGGTTCAGTCATTGGTCCTCTTTCCCATTCTTGAAATATTCTAACTATTTCATTAACATGATCAAAAAGATCGGGACTCATTGCTTCTACATATCCTCCAGTATCATAATCTTCTTCGTAATTTTCTTCGCTTAATTTACCTTCAGCTAAGTATTTTTTCAAATCGAAATTGTCCATTGTTTATTTTAATTTTTAAATCAGTATTTCCTTTATGTATTCTATGAATCTGTTGATCCGGTATAAATATATAATCTCCTTTATTTATTGGTTTTGGTAATTCATCATCACGTTGAAACATCCACCCTTCACCTTCTAATACCTCAATTAATCTATCTCCGTTATCTTGATGCCAGACTAATTCCATTGGGTCAACATCTTTTGAAAATGTTCTGATGTTTGTGGAATCAGTGTAAGGTTTCATATTACCAATAAGTACTCATATTAGCCCCTAACCCTAATGCTGTAGCATATCTAGGTAAGTTACAAGACCAATAACTTGCTTTAGTTCTATCTTTTTTATTTTTGCAATCATGTCTTGCGGCAAAAGCTGTTCTTGCTTCTTTATTACGTATTTTGGCTGATAAACCTGTTGTGTCGCCAAATGTTACTTTTTTTACTCTATCACCATCTTTAACATAAACATAATATTTTTTAGACCCACCACGTTTTGGTTTACCTAATGGAACATCTTTACCTTTAAATTCTGCTTCATCTATTTCAGCTTCTTCTAACATAGGTAAATCTAGGGGTACAGATTCGTTTTCATATAAAGCAAATTCACCTAAATGTGTTTTAATTAAATGCTCGTCTTCTTCACATAAATCAATTACATTACGTGAATACATTTTACGTGCTTCTTTAATTAATCTTAAGTGAGCATTTGAACCAATTCTAAAATCAGATTCAAACAAAGGTATCTGCTTATCAATATGATATTGTAAGTTTTCAGACAATAGAGATTTTACTTTACCTTCAGTTAGTAAAGGACCTCTTATTTTAGTTTCGCATGTATTGCATCCACATTTACACATAGTTAGGACATTATATCGTTATAAGATAATTCTACCGCTCTTGCTTTAGGACCTATTTTAGCCATATCTGCTGGGTATATTCTATAATCTAAACCAATTGGTTTATTTTGGTGTTGTGCTATTACAAAAACAGGAGATATTCCTGCTTCTTCAACATCAGCTAAAGTTTTATAAATGTGAGAAGCTTTCACTATCACAGTATCTCCGTCTAATGAAAAATCATCATCACTCCATGTTCTACCTACTACAATTACTTTAGGTTCTTCAGGACCAAATACTAATTCTTCTTCATTATCTTTAGGGAAATCAGGTATAATAACTTTTGTTATTCTTTCATTAGTATCAGGATTATACATTAAATATTTTCCTTTTACTTCAGGATTTTCTTGTAAACCAAATCCTTTAATTTCACCAGCAAATGCTTTTTTCTCAAATGTTTTTATAAAATCAGGGAATGTTGAAGCTACTGAAGCCCATCTAAACCCTCCATCTTGTTTTAAAGATATATTTGCTACTACTTTTCCTGTATCTGTACCAGGTTGACCTGATAAAAATTGAGCATCTGATTTATCTCCTTTACCTGCTCCTGCTTTAGATGAATCTATTGCTTGGGTTACTTTGCTAAAAGTTTCGGTATGTTCCGGTGATTTAATTATTATAGTTGCTTCTCCACCCGCTTGTTCGATTTTTGAATTTATGTTGGTTATAAACACGGATTCATTGTCTTTACCGGCACCACCTGGTGCGTTTGAGCTAACAATAATGTTAACTTGACCAAATTCATCTGTATCAACTTGGTACATATTAAATGAACCACTTGGATTTGCTCCTTTTCTTGGAGGAAACATTGTAATTTGAGTTTCAGGACCAAATACTTCTTTAAATAGATCTATAAAAAATTGGGAATCTTTCTTACCAGTTAATCCTAATCTATTTGGTTTACTTTTTAATGTAAATAAATCGTATTTATCTCCTACTGTATCTACTATATATTTTACAGCTTGAACTGTTTTAGGTTTATTAGGTACTTCTTCTGTTAATTGGACATCAATACCTAAATCTTCAAGTAATGACTCAAGCAACAAAACATCCTGAACATTATTCATGTCAGGATATCCTTTAGGAAATTTATAACTATACCTTTGGAAAAATGTATCTAAAATATCCATTTATTTAGCTTCAATTTGTTTTAGATTTTGAAATATCTGAGTTAATAAACCATCATCACTACTTTTAATCATAGCAACCATAACGTCAGCTAAAACTTTATTATTAATTACGTTTAAAGGTTTACCTTGTTTTACTAAATTAACAGCAGCTGAAAATTTAGCTGGTTCAAAATTAGCAACACCTAACTTTTTAAATAGATCTAATTTTATATTTCCTTGAATAGTTTGAGGAGCAGCTGGTTCTAATTCGCTTAAATTTTTAAGTTTAGAAATTTCTTCTTTAATAATTTGAGTTATTTCTGATTTTTTCATTAGGATTGTATTTAGTTTTATTTTATTTTCTGTTATACCCGCTACATGTCTACCACCATATTGTTGTTTTAGATAATCAACCATCTTAGCATTCATATTAAAATCAGATTCTAAAGGTGTTGCATCCGATTCAGAATCTATAGCTTTAGATATCATTTGTAAAAAACCATTTTCCACAGTATCATCTATAATAGAAGACATATTATCATCTATATCTAATTTATCTAACCAACTATTAGATTTTTTTGTATCAGGTTTAGCAAAAGCAGCTTTTACAAAATCAAAAGTAGTTTTAGCTGTTCCTATCCCGGGAATTGAACCTAATACAACGTCTAAAGCTAGGTTACCTACTTTAGCACCTTTTTGCTTTAAGGAAATTGCTTTTATTGCTTGTTTTAATTCTCCGTATGTTTCCATAATCTACTATGCTTCAGCTGGAACTTCATCTACGTTAACATCTACTTCTTCTTCTGGTGTTTCTGCTGGTGCAGAAGTTTCTTCTGTATCTGCCCCACTAGCTGGTCCATATTGCAATATACGACTAATTGCTTGAGCAGCAAATTCTTCTTCATCAAGATTTAATAGGTAATATTTTTTACCTTCAACTTGGGCTATCCAACTACGATCACCAAATATAAGAATAAAACTTTCACCATTTAATAAATTTATTCTAAATGTTGAAGGGCGGGGAGCAATCCAATCTATTGACTCTAAAAAGTAATTGAATTCATGAGTCATTAAATTAACTATAATTTCTTTAAGTTGGGGAAATTTAGTTAACTCATCATAAGCCAGAGCGGCATCATCAGCTTTGGATCTTTCACCCATAACTTGCACCGCAAGTGATTTAATTTTTTCTCTTAATTCGGCTTTAGTCATTATTATTTATTTTTTTTAGATAAATAAGCGGCAACTGCCATTTTTACTTTTTTATCTTCTGATTTTCCTTTAAATTGAGGAGCATCTGAATCTTTAAAGTCTTTAATATATGTATCTACTTTAGATTTTTTAGTAAGTTTTTCGTCTATTTCTCCTTCATTAATTCCTAAAAATTGAGCTGGATCTATTTTTTCAACTGTTCTAACACCACTATCAAACCAATCTCTAAGAGCACCATCAACATCATCACCAACAAAATCAGAGAATATACTTTCTAATTCTTTTGGGTTTTGAATAATTTTATTTAATGATTCTTCATTTTTAAAGCTAATTCTATCTTCTGGGGATAGGTATCTTTCAGGTTTGTTTTGTAGATTACTTAATGATTCAGGTGAACCTGTACCTTCATGATTTCCATAAAGTTTTTCAGTAGTATAAATTACATCCTCAGTTGGAGTTTCTTTATAATTAAGGAAAATTGTATATCTTGATTTAGCACCCATAGGGCTAGTTAAATATACTGTTTTACGAGCAAACGCTTTTCCATTATTAGCACGACGCCATTTAGCCATATCGCTTTCTTCTCCTACTATTTCATCAACTTCTTTATTTTCAGCCATTGGAGCAACTTGCATATCAATAAAATCATCTGATACTGCAAATATGATTACACTACCACGACCATTATCTGATACTTCTATATCTTCAAGGTTATATTTAGATGATAATTTATCAGCTATTTCGTTTCCAATTTTCATTGCCTTAATAGCACCCTTATCTCTTTCTTGACCTGACATTGTTCTCTGTCCTAAAGCAGTTAAAGCTCCTTCTCCAGTTGGGTAATAAATTGAAACCATTAAAAAATTAGGGTTTGATTTATCTTTAGAAACTTTTGGAAAGAAATATTTGTCAGATGCTTCTTTTAAAGTTTTATTATATAGATCTTCCTTAGAATTAAATTTCCAATCACTATCTTTAAAATCTTTTAATTTTTTAGCTTTTTGATATTCAGCTGGTGATAATTTAGATTGTTTTAAATTAACTTCATCTAATTCAATTGATGGTTCTACATTAATCATAGAATCAATTTGAGCTACTTTTTCTTCACCATCTAAGTATCCGTAAGCACTTTGTAAATAATCATATGCTTTGATTATTTTAGCTTGCCACCAATGCGGAAAATCAACTTCACCCATATTACCATATGAATTTAATTGTTGATACAACATTGAAGCCATTTTAGCTATACGATATACATCTGATTTTAACATTCCAGGTTCATCATCTTGATGTCCTACATCTAAATCTTCTCCCACTTGAGCTTTATTCATTTTTTCAATATCTTGTAAGATATTTAATCTTTTAGCTTCGGCATTTGCTCTTTCTTTAGTAGCAAAATCTGTTACTAAAGTATCTCCTTCCCACACTTGGTATGTATCATTTGATTTAGAGTACTTTACTACATATCTGTCATTTGGATTACTAGAATGAGTTTCATTAATGGTTGGGATAACACCCATTTTACGGCTAACATCAGAGAATTTATCTTCGGTTGATTGTAAAACATTAATTAAAGTACCTAAAGTTCTAACCCATTTTTGATCGTCAGTATTAGCTCTATATTTTTTAAGTTTAAAGATTATATTTTCAAAATCTTTTGATAATTCTGACCCTAGATCAACTTCACCTTCGTTAACTCCTTCTCTTATACCTGGATATAATTGTTTTAAAGCGTCATGAATAGAGTATAAAGCACTTTCCTCAGCATAATCATAGTATTTAGCTATCCCTTTTACAAATTGGCTAACTTTTTTTACTAATTCGGGATTTAGATTTGCCTCTTCTATGTTTTCTTCTTTCATAGTAGATTTTAATCTATCTTGATACATCTTTTGTTGAGCAGCCAACATACGTTGTCTAGTTTCATAATTCTCACCAGCTTTTCTCATTCTAGCAAGCTGTTGATCCATATATTGTTTTTTAGCTCTTTCTTCATCAGTCATTGGTCTATATCCTGATTCATCAACGGATAAAGAAGATTTAATCATCTCTCTAATTTTGTCTTTATTCATGTTTTCTACTTTGGATTTTGATTGTTTGGTTGCTATACCATACATAACTTGTTCTGCATCCTTACCATATTTTTGAACTAAGGAACGTTTGTTTTTCATTAGACCTTTAAGAGCAATCTGACGTTGCTCTAGTTCATTCTCGGTAAGTTTGCGTTCGTTAAGCATATTAATCGCTGTTTCTTCCTACTACATATTCTCTTGTAAAGAAAGTAATAGTATTTCCAATTTGGTCAGCTAATTTTTGATTACCTAATGAGTTAGCAGCTTCCATAGCGGCTTGTAATGAATCTTGAACTACTTCTTCTTCTTTAGATAAACCAACGTTTACTGTAGCATCAACACCTTTATCTTCAATGTCAATTTTATCACCCTCAGCATCTACATTAACATCAGCTTCAGGAGTGTCAACATTAACGTCAACTTCTTCATCAGCTTCACTTAATACAGAAAGAATATCTTCTTTAATTTTAGCTTTTAATTCTGAAACTTTCATTTTAGAAAGTGATTGTTTGATGTCTGCTTTAGCATCGTCAAACCCATCTTTGTATCCTTCTTGTTCTGCATCTGTACGAGCATCTTCAGAAATGGATTCATTAAGTAATGGGTTATTTTTTAGGTAGTTTTTGTAGTCGAAATTGTCCATTATATTTTATTTATAAATATTAAAATTATTTGTTGTTTTATTGTTTAAATCTAATTCTAGGCATCCAATATCTGTCATCATCATAATCAAAATCTCTATATGATTGTTCATAATCAACAGTATATCCTTTATCTTCTAAAAATGAAGTTAAAGCATTAAAATCTTCTTCGGACACATCACTTTTTTGACGTATAGTAACTTCACCTTTGTCTCCAAAAGTATTAACATAAAAATCAAGTTGTGGAAATTCAGCATGAAGTGAACTTTCTAAACTACCGTTACCTTCAGCTTCAGCTACTCCAGTACCATCCATACCTGCTTCTAATTCAGCACCAATAGTTGGGTCATCTGTTTCCACAATCATTTCTTTATAACGATTTAAATTCCAAGCGTGTATGTCAAAATTATCTTCCATATTACAGTGTGTGTTTATAATAAATATATAACTTTATTTTTTAAGCGATTCTAGGTATTCAGTTACTTCCTTTACGTGTTTATCAACTAATTCTTCATTAATTTTACCACTCCATTTTTCAACATCACCTGCTTCAGAAATAAATCCTGTGTTGCTTTCTAACATTTTTTCAGCTACATACATTTTAAAATCTTTAATTTTATTATCGATTTCAACATTTTTAATTCCTTGTTGGTATTCTTCAAATTTACCTTCTCGTTTTAATTTATCTTCTTTAACAACAACACATTTAAAACACGTTTTATGAATTTTATAATATGTTTTATCGTTTTTATTTTTCATTATTTTATTACAACACGGACACATTAAGGGCATTAAGTGTGCTTTTTTAGCAGCATCTAATTTAGTAACATTTTGTTTAATACCATCTTTAATAGTCCAAGTACGACCATCGGCTTCCCAAATATCACCCTCGTTGTAAAATTCTGTTTTCTTAACGTACCCAACACTAGTTTGAGTTTTTTCTCCATATTTACCTTGTACAAGGTTTCTAAGACGTTCAACGTCTTTCTTTGCAAATTCTTTTTTTAAAACTGAATCTTGGCTCATAAACCTAATTTTTTTAATTGATTGATTGTGCTTGAAGCACTAGTATGTAATATACCGATTCCACCTGCAGCTATCCAACTATTTATATTATCTTCTCGATCATCTATTAATATATGATTTGGAGCAGCAAAATCTTTTTTATTTTTAGCACTTTTATAATTTACTTTAGGTTTAAAGGGAAATAATCCTTTATTAGTTTGATTTTTCATCCATAAACCTTTACCCATTACCGATTGTTTCTTTAATGAAGGTGCAGTTAACATCTCATAATCATAATTAGATACAAAATCTACAAGTTGTTTTGCATCTGACATAGGTGGGATTCCAATCCAAAATACAAGTTTATTATCTCCTTCATCTATAAAATCCCAAAAAGCATTTTTACCATACTCTTCTTCAAATTCTCTAGGACCCATTCCTGCTAGATCTGTAAAGCGTTTATCGAAATCAGCTACAACACCATCCATATCTAAATAGATTTTATATTCTGTTTCTTCTTCTCGTAACCTTCCTAATTCCATTGCGTATGCATTTATTCCAAAAGGATCTTTTGTTTTATTTTCTTTTAATGGGGTATTATCGTGTCCACATTTGTGACAAGTATATAAATCATTTCCTCCATCTTTTATATTCCAACTCCAACCACAATTATCACATACAATTTTATTTCCAACTATAGCTTCAGCTAATCTTTCTACATCATCTGGATACTTACCACGTGCTTTAAATACTTTTTGAATGTATGGTAATTCTCTCCAATCGTCAACCCCATTTGGAGCTTCAGCATCATAAAATTTGCCTTGATATTTAACCCATACATGCCCCATAGTCATTCCTACAGACCAATATGTATTCCATATTTCAGCTCCGGGATATTCTTCTCTAAATTTTTCAGCAAAGATATCACAAAACCCATTATTACACATTTCTGGGGTGAATTCATCCCAAGTAGGTTCAGTTAAATCTTGTTCATCTCCAGTACGTTTTAGTATACGATTGACATCATCTGGGGTGATTTTATTTTCATTTAAACTATCAGTCCAATTTCTGAATGTCATTGTACCTACTAGGTTAGCTTCTTGTTCAATTTTATCTAAATCACTATCTTCTTGTGTATTTGTAGTAGTAATATTACCTAATCTATTTTCTAAGAATTGAGTGTGGTGAACCATTTCATGTGAAAATGATCGTACTATATCTTTAGGATGTCTTCCTTCAGTATACAATACAATAGATTGAGTATTAGGATCATAATACGCAGTTTTACCTAGAAATTGTTTAGCATTTTCACTATCACCATTTTTAAACACAAGTTTAGGCAGGGGTTGAATATTCATTCCCTTATCTATCATGTGTTTTGTTAAGTTAATAATCTCTCTTTTAAGATCTATATGTTGAGAATATGAAGCATTTTCTAATAAAAGTTCTTCCTGAATGTTTTGAGCTACTATATCAAATACTTGTTTTGCTTCATCATCATTTAATTCAGATGGTAAGAATGGTTTAAATTTTTCAAATGAAACTTTAGCAGCATTCCTTGCAGCTGTACCTGATGCTGCAGTTTTAGTTACAATAGTACGTAATTGTAGATTTGGGTATTTATCCATACTTTTAGTACGCAATGCTATATCTTTAAAATCTTCTTCATTATTTTCACGAGCACCAATTACAAATAATACCTCCTCTTCAGGATGTTCTTTAGCGTAATTATATATAGCTTGAATAGGAGCTTTATCACTTGGATCAATTTTAACTTTGTAAGGTAAGTATTTGTTAAATATCTCCCAAATTAACAAAGAATCAGCTTTAGTAAGTCCATCTCTATCTTTGGTACCAATGAATATTATAAATTCATCAATTTCTGGGTTTTCTTCTAATGCTTGTTTTACTACCTCGAAATGACCTTCTGTAGGTGGTTTAAAACCACCACCATATACAGCCACTACTTTTCTTTTGTCTTCTGCTTCTGGTAGTAAACCTCCAATTATTTCCTGTACTAGTGAATTCATTAAGATAAAAATTGTTGTATTTTGGATTGTGCCTCTTCTTTAGAAACAGAATTGTTAATAATATTTGCTACAGCTTCATCTTGAAGCAATGTAGATACTTCTTGGCTTAATTGCTCTTTTGCTTTTTCAGATCGAGCTTGTGCTTTAGGATCTTTAGGTTTAGTATCTTTGGGTGCGAATGGTTTAAGATATTTATCTGTAATTGATTTTAAATCTTTTAATTTTTCATCATTTAAAGTATTAGCTACAGATACAAAGTTATTACCAAACATTTCTTTATAAGCATCATAATTTTTAGTTACATCAGCCCATGTACGTAATACAATACCAGGTGCTAAACTTCTATCAGTACCTCCTGATTTTTCAAATCGATCTTGGTTTTGTTGTAAAGAACGTTCTAAATCAGTATAAACATAAAGCATAAATACATCATAACCAGCATCTTCCAATTCAGATTTTAGCTCACTAGTTTGTTTAACTGATGAAGCTGTACCATCTAATATAAATGAATCTTGATTAGCTATAGCTTGAGGTATTGTTTCTTTTTTTAATTTAGCTGTTGCCTGAACCATTGCTTGAGCAGCAGCACTTCTATCTTCAGGACCATGAGATTTTAAATCTAAAGATATATTAGCTTGTTTTAGTAAATCTATAAAAGTATTGTCTAGATTAAAGACTTTTAAACCTCCTAAATCTAAACCTTTCAAGATAAATCCCTTACCCGCTCCAGGGGCTCCAGCTAATATAATTGCTTTTGGGTTTCCTTGTACTTCTTTTAATAGTTGCATTAAGCTAATCATGAAAAATAGTTTATTATAAATATGAAGAATTGACCTTAAATCAATTCATCAAATCTATATTTTAGTTGAATTTTTTTATCTAATATATAGGTACAAACTGTAAATGTTTTTGAACCAATTTTAGTTACATTTGCTTCGTAATCAGTTAATATTACTTCTTTTTTATCTGAAGATAAGATATTACGTTGAATATAACCATAATTCCACTTACAACCTTCTGATGGAGATGATCCATATTGAAATGTGTTACCACCAGTATTTTTAGCTAATTTAAATGTCTTACCGCTTAAGAATTCTTGTTTTGTCATAACCTTTATTTTTAATTATTTTAAATGCCCGAACCATTCGAACACGTAAATGTACGAACAAGGGTTCGGGTCTCCAAATTTCCTGCGCATTATTGTTTAAGCATACGCCATTTCTCTATTAACAAGTTCAAATAATTGTTGATTTATTCTAATATCTTCTTCTTTACTTATGACATCATAAGTTAAATTTTCTTGAATACGATTAAATACAGTCCAAACATCATTATTTTTATCTTCAACACGATTAACTTTAAGCAATGCATCGATATTAAATTTATCATCATCTTCATTAAAACGTAATTTAGCTGCATTATAAGCTAATCTTTTAATTTCATCATACGACATATTTTTATCTTTCATTGCATGAATCTCTTTAATTAATTTATCTGATTTAGTTGATAAATCAAAAATAAATAAATCTAAATCTTTAGCATTAATTCTAGTATGTTGAATTTTGGATGATTTAGCAGCAGCATCAAACCTTACTAAACCATTAGAACACACTTGACGATAAGCACCTAAATCTAATTTTAAAGGTTGATTACCTGAACAACTATTTGATATAGTTAATGATGCAATTGCTTCATCTTGACCTTTGCTATTTTTAACTGCAAAATCAGGGTGTTGCATTTGAACATAATTGCTTATAATCTTACGATTTTTAGCTCTAGCTTCATCTACACCTTGAATTTTCCATCCTTCATTTTGTAATTTAGAAACTACATCTAAAGTAGGAATGTAAAATTCTTTTTGTTTAATTTTTTGAACATTAGTAATAAAATTATTGTCTAATGAATTAGCAAAAGCTCTTGCTTTATCTAAATTGTTGTTTACTGGGATAAATTTGTACTTCATATATTAATCATTTGAGTTAGCAGTTTCATAGGCGTAATGTACACCTCCATTATAAATTGAAAAATAAACTTTAAAATCTTTATCGCAATCTCTATTTTTACTAAAATATAAAGAACGCTCTAAACCATCTTTTGAACGTGTAACGTGACAAAAAGCATCAACCATATGTTTTAAACGATTTGAACCTACGAAATCACCTGCTTTAGTCATTTGTTGTATATTAATAAACGTAGTGTAATAATTTCTTAAATTATCACCTTTTTTATGTTTATCTTGTAAATTTAAAAACCAAATTTCAGCTGATCTTTCAGTAGTATTATAAGCATCTTTATACATTTCAATTACCTCAGCAATTGAATCTACTGCTATTACATCATAACCTTCACTAAAAACATATTCAAGCGCTTCTTTTACATTACTTGAATAGTTTTTTAAGAATAAAGTTTGAACACAAGCAAATTCAGGAATACGTTTACAATATTTGTAATGAGATATTTCATCCATCTCACCACTAATAAACAATACTTTTAAACCTTGTTGAGTAAATTTAGTAAGCATATCTAATACTATAGTAGACTTACCTGAACCTGGACCTCCTGCTAACATCATATTAGTTCCAGGCATAATACCACCTTCTGTTGAAAGAATAACATCAAGCTCAGTATTAGTACGCATTGCTTTAAATAAAGAATCGCTAAAATTTAAATCACTACCTCTAAATAATTTGATATTACTAGAATCAAATTCAACTACAGGTTTTTGTTGTGAGGGTCTACCTCTTCTTTTAGTTTGTAAATTTGTCATAACCTTTATTTTTTTATTTATATTATCGAACTTTTCGAATACATAAATGTACGAACAAAGATTCAGGCAACCAAATTTTACAACGGTCGTTTTACAATTGTTTTAAAAGAAGTAGTTGATGGTTTGTGTTTAGGATTTTCTAGATCAAATATTTTTTTAACTGCTCTAAATATATCTAAATTGTCTTCTTGAGAACGAGGTGATTCATATACTTCCCATCTACAACCTTTTAAGCGTTTACCAGTTTTATCTTCACCTCTAGACATAGATTTTAACCATAATACACCTACTCTATCTACTTTTTTCCCAAAACACTCTTCATAACATTGAGCATATACTGCACCTTGTAAATCGTATGTTGTCTGTAAATGGTTGGATGTTTTAAAATCAATCACCCAACGTTCTAATTTACCGTTTAAGTTAATTTCACATACTAAATCGCAAGTTCCTGCTACTTTAAGTACGTCTGAGAATAATGATACTTCGGTTTCGATTAATGTTGGTTTATATGTTTCCCAGAAATCAACAAAATTTAAAAACATTTGCCAAATTTTAGGATCCATTTTAGGTAGACCTTCAGAATTTAAAAAAGTCATTTCTTTACCTTCAAAGTATTCCTCGATCATTTCATGTACCTTAGTACCTTCTTCTGATGCTTTTTTAACTATCCATTCAGCACTATTACCTACTTTTTTTAGCCAATCTTCAAAATGTTTTCCTTTTGGGTATGCTTGTAAAACGTGTGTAATAGAAGGATAAAAATTTCCATTACGTCTGTAATACCTAGAATCAGGTAGAGTAATTTGTTTGTGATCAGCTGAAATTTCTAAAATTCTTTTGTATGATTTTTTTATCATAAGGCTAGTTTACGTTCCATTAGATTATAATAGGTTAATGGAACTGTGTTTTGAATTAACTTTGTGAAATTTTTAAAACCCATTTCACTTGGGTCTTTATCTTGTAAATCAACAAGATAGACTTCCTTACCTTCTGCAAGTAACATTTCACAAAAACGTAAAGCTTGTTTCATCGCATCCCTATCTAATGCAATATAAATTTTATCTACTAATGAAGTAACTACTTTCTTCATTAAACTACTTTGTATGTTTTTACCTAATAAAGGTATTACATTTCTTTTTATAGCCATAGCGTCAAATAAACCTTCACATAATATAATTGGGATATTCCAATTTACTAAATGTTCATTAGGTATTATATCTCTAGATGCTGATGGATTTTTATATTTAATATATGGATTTTTTTCAAATGAACGAGCAGTAAAATAATTTACTTTTCCATTCGCATCATAAGTTGGAATTATAATCATATTTTTATAATCTCCTTCTTTACAATATCCTATGTTATACTTGAGTATATCGTGTTTACTTACATGTCTATTTTTTAAATACACTAGCGCGTGTCGAGCCATTAGATCGCTAGAATCAACGTTGTTCAGCGCAATAAACTCAGATGGTAATACAACACTAGACACAACTTTAGTTTCACTAATTGATTTAGATGTTTTAACTAAAGATGATAATTCTTGCAATTTTTCAGATGGAGTATTTATTTGTTTAAATAAACTATAAATTGAAGTACCTCTAATATCACAAGCCCAGCAATGCCAAGGATTTTTACCTTCACGATTTTCAGTTAAATTAACCTCAAGTTTGGGTTTAGCGTGATGACAAAAGGGGCAATGGTAAGCATAGTTGTTTCGAGCAGTAGTTTTACCAGAGCCCAAAACAGAATTAACAAGTGTTACTACTAATTGATTTACCATATTGGTAATATACAAAACTAATTGTTAATATCCAACAAGTCTTTAGAATAAAATTTTCCTAATATATTGTCGTTAATATAATTATTTCCAGGTTCTACAACTCCATATTGAAATAGGTATTTACACTCAAAATAAGTTAATTCTTTTTTATTTTTACATAGCAATAGTACTGAACGAACTATTCTATCTTTAGGGTGGGTTTTAAGTAGATCTTTTACTTCTTGAGCTGAACCATAATATGTTTTCCAATCAGATTCTTTAACTACTTTCTTTTTAGTTGGAGTTCTACCTCGGGTTGTGGGTAAATTTGCTAATTCTTTTTTACCTAATTTAACATTTGTAGTATGAAAAAAATTCTTTTTACCAATATATTTTCTATCTAAATCTAAAAATGAAGTCATATAAATATAACCTTCATAATCATTAATATTAAAGTTAGGATCGTTTATTAAATCTTCAACTATAACATTGGGTGTAATGTGTACCATAATTTTTAATTAGGATTTAATGAAGGTAAACCAAAATTATCTAAATTTGATTTAATAATCTTCATATGTTCAGGAAGGATACCAGGCATACCACTTAATTGTTGCCATAATTCTTCAGATTCTTTTATTTGACCTATATACCAAGCAGTAAATGCCTTTTGGAATAATAACATATAATCTCCAGAATAACCTACATCATAGGGTAATGGAGTATTATTTATGAATTCTAAACCTAAACAAGCATACATATAAGATGCTTTCCATTCTTTTCTATCACTATGCCACATACTTAAATGTAAATATGCTTCTGGTCTTTTAGGTTGGAATGATATTGCAGTTTGTAATTGTTCTTTTTCAAAAAAAGGTCTCCGTGTAGTTTTATTTATTTGCTTCCAGGTTTTTAAAATACAACAATAAGCTAATTCAGGATCACTTTCATATATTAACTCAGCTGCTCTTAAAAAATAAGATAAAGCAGCCGCTCCTTGTCCTATTTTTTCATATTCTTCTCCTAAAGAAGCATTAATATAAGGATCAGTTGGGTTTTGGATATAAGCGTGTAAATATTCTTTTAATCTTCCCATTCTAAAGAGTCTAATAAATTTATAGGCATTTTTAAAGCATAGGCTGCATTATCTTGATAACCATAAGTTATAATAAAATTATCATCTTTAATAGCTAAACCAGTATTAAATTCGATTTGAGCAGTCATAAATTTAAAGGGTTTGGATAAACGTACAAGGTTCCAATCTTCATCCCATATCATAAATCTATGATAATAATGAGCATCTTTCTTTTCACCTGGATGGTGGAAGAAATTACATTCGTGGGTAATACAAATTCTACCTTTATTGAATGGTATTACTTGTGAACTACCTCTTAATCCTAGAGGTAAAGATAAATTGTAATTTTTTGATATAACAACTTCACTTGATAAAGTTTCAGGTATTACTTTTACTACTTCTAAAGGATCAGCCCATCTAACAAAGTGATAGGGCATATCTAAAATAGGCATCCAATTTTTTTCTAAATAAGTATGACCACTAGGAGGTTCAATTCTATCTCTAGTTACCTCAGTACAAGAATTTTCATTCCAATCCACTTCACATAATTCCATTCTACCTTCTCCATCGGGTTTTACGTCTCTTCGTACACCACAAACATAAAAGATATCATTCCATCTAAAAATACGAACATCTTCTAAACCATGAAATTCCCAAACTGGAGGGATGTCATGATTTGAGGTATCAATTTTTTGGAATGAATCTACTTCTAGAGTTTCAGGATTTAATTTACATAAATAGTTTCCTGTTTTTAATGAAATATCATCTTCGGGGTTTAAATATGCTAAACACCCCCAAGTACAATGGAATTTCTGGTTAAATTCACTGTGATATAGGGAGTAATGCACGTGTCGAATATTAGCTAAAATATCGCCATTTTTATCGATAAAAACAGAAACATTACATAAACCTGTTCCGTCAGTTAGATGACCAGGTATGATTAGGGGGGCGATTGAACCCCCATTGTCTAAAACTATTTTGGCTAAATTATCAATCATTATCTATAATGTCCTCCTCCTAACCATAATACAAAAGATTTTCTAATACCTTTAGTTACGGGAGTAACTCTATGCATTGTATATGAAGGGAAAATAAATACACATCCTTGATTTCTTTCTGCTTTTTCAAATGGACCTTCCATACTTCCACCTCTGAATAATTCTAAATCCCCACCTTCATATTCACTAGGATGTGATAATTGAACTGTAATTGAGATTTTTCTTTGGGATAATATTCCTGGACCAATATCAGCATGCCAATCGTAATGACCTTTATTTGTTCCTAAGTATTCAGTGTATTGGATTTGTTCAGGAAGACCAAGTAAATCAAAATTCCATAAGGCGTTATTTGATTCTTGAGCATAATTAGCTAATTTTTCATATAACCACCACCATTCTACATTTTGGGGTATCCATTTAATTCTAGATTGTCTTTGTTTTTCAACATTACCTCCTACAATAGTAGCTTTTTGATATTCGAGTTGAGCAACCCCTTTTTCTATTTTATCAAGTTCAGATTTGTCAAATCCATTTTTATAAAAATAATAATTTTGAGAATCTGTTTCTTTTTGATCAAAGGTGTAATTTAATTTCATATAGTTTATAGTTTATTTGGATAATATACAATTAATATTTTAATTATCCAACCTATATGTTAAAAAATATTTTAGTTTTGTATTTCACAAAATTCAAAAAATTCCTTGTCAAAACTTTTCCCCCTCCAATATCTGACTAGGCTACCATCGCTAATATATATTGTTTCTTTCACTGGAGTTTTTAGGTCTTCATCTTCAGTTATTAAAGTAGCTTGTGAAAAGTCTGCATTGTCTATATAAAATGTTCTTGTTTTACCTTTAGAAAAAAAGATACAAGCTTCTTTAAAATCGTTATACGATACAGCTGCTATTAAAAGAGTTGACCCTTTAATTATTCCATCATCTTTTACTAGATCAGCTCGGTCTCTAAATACTATATTTGATGCTAAATTGGTATCTGATACAGCATTATTACGGTCAGCTCCTGTAACTATTATCTTTTTATAAGATAATATTTTATATGGAAGTGTTACCCATTCGTTAGTTCTTGAATCAAATGCAGGATCTGTTAAATTTGGATCTCTTAAGTCATAGTATATTACTGCTTTGTCCGGTGTTGTAAAACGGCTCTGTACTTCAACTTTTGCTTCTGTAGCTGTTCCTCTATCTTGTACTGTAAATGCTTGTATTTTTTGTATCATTTTTTATATGTTTAACATGAACTTAAGAAGTTACCTTCATCTGTTAGTACTGTAGAAGTGGAATTTATTGACCATTGTCTATATACATTAGCATCGAACCAAAAATCATAATACAAATATTCAAACCAGAATTCATTTAGAGAATACATTAATGTATATGATGATCCACCATCATTACTACCATAATATTCCCCATTAGCACGATAAAAAATATCATAATAATCATAAGAACATGGACCTGCAAGCGCCCAACCTGATGCATAACCACTATAAGCATTATAGCTATAAAAATCAGACATAGCATCTGGAGGTAGAAATTCTGCTTGATCACTTAAATAACCAAGTGAACCATTACTTGTTCCTATTTCATTTCTA